AAGAACCCAGAGAAATACTTTACCACTGAATTAATGCAGTATATTGACGCTGCCGCGAAATTGGAGTTTAGTTATGGCGGAGAGAATACCACTGACGATTCTGAAGAATCTTCTGAATCGTGAAGAGTATGCTCGAAAGGTTATTCCGTTCCTCAAGTCAGAATACTTTGACGAAAGAACAGATAAAATTATCTTTGAAGAGATCAATGATTATCTGAACAAGTACGACAACCTTCCACTTGCTGAGGTTTTGTATATTGAAGTTGAAAAGCGATCTGATATTACAGAGGACGAATATAAATTAATTAAGGATGTTATTGGTGTTCTGGAACCTTCTGATGTAGACTATCAGTGGGCATTGGATACCACAGAAGAGTGGTGCAAAGAACGTGCTATCTACCTAGCACTAATGGAAAGCATCAAGATCGCTGATGGTCAAGACGAAAAGAAAGGACGGGATGCAATCCCCGACATTCTGAAAGATGCCCTTGCTGTTGGATTTGACGAACATGTTGGTCATGATTACATCGATGATTCAGAGGATCGTTTTGCTTTTTATCACAAAGTCGAAAGTAAAATCCCATTCGATCTTGAGTACTTTAATAAGATTACAGCTGGTGGTGTCTCTAATAAGACTCTTAACATCGCGCTTGCAGGCACTGGCGTGGGTAAGTCTCTTTTCATGTGCCACTTCGCTTCCAGCGTTCTCCTTTCAGGAAAGAATGTTTTATACATCACACTTGAAATGGCAGAAGAAAAGATTGCAGAAAGGATTGATGCTAATCTTCTTAACGTTAATATTAGGGAGATTGCAGATCTTCCAAAGAGCACTTTCTTCAAGAAGATTGATAATCTACGATCACGAACTGCAGGTAAACTGATTGTAAAAGAATACCCTACGGCATCGGCACATGTGGGACACTTTAGGGCACTCCTTAACGAACTTGCTCTTAAAAAATCATTTAAACCTGATATCATTTTTATTGATTATCTCAACATTTGTGCTTCCAGTAGGTATCGCTCGGCAGTTAATGTTAACTCATATAGCTATATCAAAGCGATTGCTGAAGAGTTGCGAGGTCTCGCTGTCGAGTTCGACCTCCCAATTTTTTCTGCTACTCAAACCACTAGGTCTGGTTTTGCTAGCTCTGATCCTAACCTTACTGATACTTCTGAGTCCTTTGGTCTCCCTGCTACTGCTGATCTTATGTTTGCCCTTATTAGCAGTGAAGAGTTGGAGAAACTTGGACAAATCATGGTGAAGCAGTTGAAGAATAGGTACAACGATCTCAACATGAACAAGCGGTTTGTTTGTGGTATTGACCGTGGTAAGATGAGATTGTATGATTGTGAGCAGACTGCTCAGGATGATATCATTGACGCAGGAGAAGAAGTAGAGTATAATGCTAAGGAGGAGACTGTCTCCAAAGCAAAGTTCAACGAATTTAAATTTGACTAATGGCTAACTTTGAAAAGTATAAAGAGTTCGTAGATACTGTAACTAGTAATCCTTCTAAGAACCATACGAGTTTCAGTCAGCGACTGAATGGTCTTCATGCTATGGGTTGCCCCATTGAACGACTATTGACTGGTGCTGTAGGTATGTCTGCTGAAAGCGGTGAGTTCATGGAGATCGTCAAGAAGATTATCTTCCAGGGTAAAGAGTTTACTGAAGATAACATCGAGCACTTGAAGATTGAACTTGGTGATATTATGTGGTATGTTGCTCAGGCATCACTTGCACTAGATATCAGTATGGAAGAACTTCTTGATATGAACATCAAGAAACTTTCCAAACGGTACCCAGAAGGTACTTTTGACGCATACTACTCCGAGAACAGGGCAGCAGATGATCGATAAACCTATTACCGTAGAAGACTACGATGCAGTAGCAGATGAATTCTTTGCTAAGTATCACTTTGTTGCGAAGGAACTTGGTGAAGGTGCTAAGGCAGAAGACATTCTCAAGATCATGGAGAACCTTACGGGTCTTGTAATGAAGAAGCGTAAGGAAGAAAAGCAAACTAGTGCTATCGGATTCAATAAAGATGAGTGATGTTTGGTATGATGAGGCTTTCCAAGTCTATGAAACAGAAAGTAAATTGTGGATTAGTAAAGGAAAGGATGGTAAAAATCTAGTCACGTCTAACGACAAACAGGCGTGTATCGACATGACTAGGTTTTATCTCAAAGGTAAGCAGGAAGGATTTCCTGAATCCAGGGTTATCAATGACGGCAAGGTCGGCGGAAAATTGTAAATAAATACCCCCGTAAGGGGGATTTTTTTTATGTTCAATTTATATGGGAATGATGATCCTGATTATGAAGATTGGGCAAAAGCTACGTTCGGCAAATTCAATCTCGGATTTGCATATGAGAATGCTTTGTTCTCCCGATATAAGGGTGTTGGATTAGTTCCTTTTGGGTTTAGTCCTGCAGGTGCTGATGCTACTGCAGCAGACTTGGAACTATGGACTGCACACTATCCACGGGGAATTCTTGGAGATAGAATTAAAATTGAAGTAAAGCTGGATACGAAAGCTGATTATGGTCAGGCAAGTCTTTCTCATACTGGGAATAGTTGGAAATTGACCGGCAAAAATACTTCAGAAGCAAGGGAGATGAGAAGACTTCTGGAACAAATGGGTATTGTGGCGCAAATTAACCAGGCTTGGCCTAGAGAACAACCTAACTTATTCAAATACAAAAATAGTAAAGAAGTACCTGATAAAGAAAAGCAAACTGATTTAGAAAAATATCCAAGTAAATATCTTACTGGATCTGGATTTGCTAATGCGTTCGCCACTTATTATAATACAAAGGGTGTTACTTATATTCAAATTGGCGGTAAAGGATTGTACTATTTGAAGTCTGATCCTAATGGATTAAGGGATCTTGGAGCAACTGGATTTTTAGATTCTGGTGCAACAATGAAATTGAGAATTAGGACAAAGACTTCTAAATCTGATGGGACGTATAGATTTTCTACTGCACTACTAATAGACAACCCCCCAAGAAAATCTGGTTTTGATCTTGATACTGAAGGCGCACTTGAAAGATTGCGTTGGGATGCTGTAGATACTGAGAATGCACCTTATCAATTGAAATCACAAAGAGGAATGTTACTTTGATTAATACATTGTTTGACGAACTTATCGTCACGTACGTTCAAGGTCGTGATCGACTTGAGCAACAACTAGATGAAATGCCGCTATTCATCACGTTCTATCTTCAGTTCCTGGAAGGCATCCGGCATGATGAGGCTAAATATAATCAGTTCAAGGTGATTGGATTAGCATTCATTCGCCAACACAAGAAAGAGTTGTACAAAAGAATCCGTGAAGCATTTCGACAGTTTCATCCTAGAGGCAAGAACAACCGCAGCTTCCGCGCAGGCAAAGCGTATGGGATGGGTCGGCGACGGGCACGGAGACTGGTATGATCGCCAGGGTAACCTGCGAGCAAAGACTGTTCGTGGTGAGTTAGAAATCTATAATGGTAAAGGTTCTAGAAACGACGATGGTAACAAGAACCAAGATCTAGCACTCAACAATGCAAAGAGAACATCTGATAAGGCACAGGATGCTCTTGGGATTTCTGATAAACCTGGTCAACCTACTGACCAGATGCAGCGTCAGTATCAACAACTTGCCCGTAACACCGCAGCAAGAAAGCAATTTGATGCTTCGGCAAGAAGAGAACCATTGACGATTGCCTTTGATAAGTTTGATGACGAAGAGATTGCAGATAACGTAGTTCTTGCTGCAGCAGAAGCAGCAGGTGATAGTCCTTACTATATCTTTCCAAGTCGTGAAGCGGACATTGATGGTCTGAAAGAAATGTATGGTGATGTTATTGTAGATAGTGAGAATGCCGAAACAATCTATGATGTTCTGCAGTCTGTGTATGAAAGTGGATACAATGCTGTAAACATTGTAGTTAGAAAGTCCAGAGCACAGGAGATTGGTAGGTTAGCATTGCAGCAAAACGGTGACTTATACAATTATGTTATGATGAATATCATCCCAGTTGATGAAAGAAGTATCCGAGAGCAATATCATGCAGGAGACATCTTTAATGAGGGAGACATTATTCTACATGAGGAAACGGAAGGTAAGATTGTAAGACGTGGTGCTAATCATTTGATTTGTTTGGGTGAAGAAGGCATCTTCCGAGCATTCATTAATGATGTTGTTTCACTAAATAGAACACCGATTATAGAATTATGCAAAAAGTAATTAATACTCTAGCAGTTCTTTCTTTCCTAGGAACTGCCGCTATTATTGGCGCTGGTTA